TAGCGGGCGAAGAGCTCGATCAAAACACTAGGCAAAATATATTAAGCGGCTTGGCTACATCGGATACATCGGTAGGTAGACGCGCAGCCAAAAATAAGCTTAATACGAAATTAGCTGCTGTAAAATCAGGCGATATATCGAAAAAAGAATTTGATAATTATATTAAAGGCGCACTAACCAAATCAGTAGAAAGGGGAGGGGAAGTTTCGAAACTTATAGAACCCGTACCATCTACTGTTGGAGGGCGAATAGAAGCTTTAAGCCAAGATAATGCTGATCAACAAAGGCAGGGAGATCGCGAAGCAATGAAGGAAGCAATTATTATGGCTTCAGCCGGCGGGCGAGGCGCCGCATCTCCAGTAAATAATAACACACAAAATGTAAATATTACTAACTTTAATAGTGCTCAGCATCGTGAGCCAGATTACGCATACTCGTTTTAAAAAAGGGGCCCGAAGGCCCCTGCTTTAATCCTCTTTTGCAAGCTTCGCAAAGAAGCTCATTGCGTCATCTTCACCATCATCATTAGTTGGCTCAGATGCTGCAGGCGTACTGGACGGGAAGTCCATCGGGATATCATCCGTTTCATCAAGCGACACAGCCTCTGCTGTAGTCAATGTTTGTTGAACTGCTGAATCACCAAGTACTTCGTACAACTTCTTGCTTAGCTCAGCATACGACTTATAGAAAGTCGGATCAGTGAACTCACCAAGATTGTGCAGCTGGTTGTACACAGCTTCAAGTTGAGTATCATCACCACCAAGCAATTGTGATGGATCAGCAAACTCGGACTTATCGTAGTTACGATAGCCTTCTACATTACGAATCTTCAACTTAAAGTCAGCGCCACCCCAGAAGTCAAACGGGTTGACCGGTTGTTCATCTTGGAACTGTGGCTGCATAACATCCATAATCTTGTCAAAGATCTTCTTACCGTATTCGTACATGAATACTTTGCCTTCATTATCCGGATTACCCGGATCACTTACAACGTACACATTAGATACATAATGCAACCGACGTTTTTGTGAACGTGCCACTTCCTTATCTTCATCGCGACCTGAGTTCCAGAGGCGAGAGTTCAATTCGGACACGGGATCGTCTTTACCAATAGACGTCAAAGACTTTTCGATGTACCAACGACCTGTCGGTCCCTTGAATCCATGATCCCAATAACGAACCCATGGAACATCTTGACCTTCTGCTGCTGGTAAGAAACGAAGAACGGCGTAACCGTTACCTGCCTTGTCGACTGTGGGTTTCCACTTACGTTCGTCGACGTAGGACTTCTTTTCACCTCCGCCACCTGCGGCTTCGGCTGCTGCCAATAATTTACTAATTGCGCTAGAACTATTGGACTTCATGTTACTGAATGACATATGTATCTCCTATATTTAACAATGTATGTACAATGTATGTTTTTTAATTATGTGTATATTATAACAAATTAACCACATGTTGTAAACAACTCTTTTGTGATTTTTTTCATCTTTTCCATATTTATCCACAAAGGGACAAAAGCTTTGTAATTTAAAATTTGCTTTTTCTGATCGGGCCAGATAAAGTTGTCGGTAACCATCTTATCTAACGGGGTTATGTAATCTACTAATACATCAAGAATCGTTGCGGTCTCGAGTGTAATGTTACCGGAAAACATTTCATCTACAATGAATGGCCGCTGATCGATTGCAAAGAGTGATTCAAAGTTATCGTATTTCTTTAAGTCATTCTTGTAGATATATGATATACGCTGCAGCTTACCTTTATAGTCGTCGTATACTTCATCAGTCATATCACCTATCCAAGTGTTCTGTTGCAATACGTTTGATACTGCGTATCTGATTACATCATCTGGATTCGGATATTGTGACGCCAGCTTACGATAAAAGTATTGATCTCGCCGTCCCGCAAACTTTCCGGGAGTAAACCATTTCATCTTATAGTTGTACTTGACTGCGTCATACGTACTATCAAAATGTCTTATCACGGAATTTACAATACAGAACGCCTGGTATGGATCTGTCTTAGACAAATAACGAGTTTCCTTGCGTGTTTGGGATAACATTATACCTCATTGCTTCTGCTTCAAGTTTTGCTTTTAACGGTCCTTTGACAAGCTTTGCTATATCATGAGGGTCAATCTCATGATGCTCGCATATCTCTAAAAGGGCTTCACTGTATTTCAATCCGTCCGTGTGTACCAATAGGCATACCTTTTCAGCTAGTGATTTTTTTGTAAATGCTACTGGTATTTCCGGCTTCTTTTGTGCCATTATCTTTTTTTCCTTTTTTGTGAGCTGACCAATCGATCTCATCGTAGGCCTGTTTATAAAGTTTATCATTGTAGCCCTTCTTGGGCGTCATACCTTTTCCCATATCAATACTCCACAATCAACGGAATAGATAACGCAATTGCAATAAGGAAATGCGTACTGTAGTGCTCTACCCCACCAATTATTCCGAGCAGCCCACATATTGTGTTAAGTATAATACAACTTAATCCTAATACTCTGAAATGTTTATTTTTCATAATACCTCTTATTTAACAGATAAAATTACGCAATGATCGTTCATCCGACCATTGACCGGTTTCTTATTTTTGGCGAACTGTTCCCAGTTGCCAGACTCTAAAACTTCTTGATGTTTACCTTTACGGATGGTAAACTGATAACTTTTCTTTTCGTCAAAGTTCTTAATCGACGTACCCGCAACCTCAAATCCGTTACGGCCATTTGCAAAGTATACCTGTAGCTTATTTGTTTTCGTATTTATAACGACTGCTTCAACTGCTCCAGGCAGCTTAACCGCTGACACACTACTCACTTCATAACCATCGCCTTTAAACTCTTTGCAGTACTTTAGGTTCTTGACTTGTAGACCAGCAGACTTAACTTTTTTCTGACGTGGCGCACGTGATTTTTTCTTGTGTGCCTCATACTTGTCTACATCAGCGATTGCATCTTTAAGTGATTTACAGATGTAGTTAAGCTCACGCTTACTTAAGAACGAGTAACCTTCGATAGCTTGGTCATCTGTAAGGGTTTGCGCAAGCTCAAAGTCTTGAAGATATACATCTAACCACTGACGAACAAACCGACAACCGTTAGCTGGAACATTGTTTTGCCCAAGCAAATCCATAATCTTAAGATCACATTTTTCGTGACTTGCCCAAATATCAACAATCGCGTCAATTTCTGAAAGAATGTTATTGCTGATCTTTTCCTCCAGAAGCGCCATCGGAGATTTACGAACCGCTTTTGGTTTCGTATCTTCCTCTTCAACTGGTTCTTTTTCCCACAGCGCATAGATTCGACATTCATCATACGCTTCTTTTACTTTCTTATCAAAGTATTCAAGACGGTTTGCGTGTGAACCAAGACCTGGATGCTCGGTCGGCATACCTTGATTAATCATACGTGCAAGCTTTGCTGCAGTGAACAGATAGCTGCCCGCTTTCTTGTGATACTTCTTGATCAGCTTTATCACTGTTTTGCTATGCCGCTGTTCAGCGATCGCAAAAAAGTCTTTTTTCAAATCATCAAACTCGCAGTAGTACCCGTAAAATTTAAGAGCATTCTGGACTTTAATTCCAAACTCAACATTACTTAAACTTTCCCAGTCGTGCCAATTAGGTTCTTGACCGGTGTGTTTACCGTCGGCTGCAAAAAACGTGCCGTCTCGATTCAACTTTGCCATAATTAATATCCCCATTCATCAGTGTTAAGATTGAGCCCGAGGTCAGCGTTACCATTTGTCATTATGCCGTATTCCTCTTGAATATCGTAATCCGCAGCACCGATTCCACCAAGCTCACTATCATTCATTCCATCATCATATAGTTTTGGATCTCTCATAATCATACCTCCATTATACACAGTTTAACAAGTTTGTACATCTTAAAATTAATATTTTGCACCAATAATCCAGGCAATTATACCCATAATCGCACCTGTTCCGACAATTACAGCAATGATACTAATGTCGGCCAGACCGAAATAAAATCCGGTACACAATCCAATAAATCCATCTTGTAATCGACTAACGTTTTGTTTTATCCACGCTTTCACGCTTCCTCCTTTGTTGTAAATGGTGTCAACCACGGAAACATAATTCGACATAACAAAACTAATATTTGCAGTGGCACTACAATAAGTACACACGCAAAACTTAAAATCTCTGCTGCTAAAGCCCGACAGTCATTCATAATATTCATGTCGACTTTACTAAAATACTCACTCGAATTCATTTAATCTTTCTTTTATCATTACACGCAAATCGTAAATCCGTGCTAGCAGCTCGGCGTCATGACCGCGGTACTTCTCGACTACATCTTTTGTAAACTCGAGCTCGCTATCGATAGCGCGGAACCGGGCTTCTACAGTCATCGCCGGCGTTGGCACATTAATCTGATCTAACATATCGTCGTCTACATACATACTACATTCCTTCCGTTTCTACATCGTTAAAAATTTCATTTTGGCAATCTTGGCACCACCCCGATATCGAGTATTCTACTCGCGATGTTTCGCTGTCAAAGTAAAGCGCTGAACCCCCGCATTTCACGCATTTGTTTGCCCGAATATACGCCCGTCGGTTTTTCCCGCCATTGAGCTTTGTCAATAGCTCTTCGACTTCTGGTGATTTATTTGTCGGAACCGCCATAATATACCGTCCTTAATACTTCTAGTGATCCTATTGAGTTTTCTAAAAATTCTTTCGTTGAGGTCTTACCCTCTTTTAAGTCACTCAGGTGCATCTGTATACCTGACTGAATTGCGTAGATCATTTCATCTACAGTCGGCTCTGGCCTATCGATAAACTCACCCGTTGGAAACTTTTGTAATGTCATTTTTTATCTCCCTCAATCATCTATACATATATTACCACAGTTCTACCAGCAATGTACACACTTTTTTTACTTTATTTGTAAACGTCAGTAGTTTTCCAATGGCTAGTATCAAGTAATGTCGGCCCTTGAAGAAGGATCGATTCGAGCTTTTCGATCAGTTTGTCGATGTTGTAGTGACCATCGCCGTCGTAAAAGTAAATCACTAAGTCATGGTGAACAACCGAGCTTTCTGGATTTGCTAACCATTTGACTGCTTTCAGAGAGGGAAAAAACTCGCCTAAACGGGTGAATGAAATTTCACGGCCGGGACCGACAAACTTCTCTTCCTCGTACAACTCACTCAACACATTCTCAATTTCTGTTTTTGTCATTAACGCCATAACTTTTTTCCCTTTCGATTAACATTGCCATCATCACCAATCACGTATTAATTATACCAAAGGGTACCAGAAATGTACATATAAAGTTTCGCCCGTAAAGCCTTGTCTGCCAAGGACTTACGTAGATTTCCATAAAAAAATAACTAGCTTATGTAAGTGATTCAGTATCAACTAGTTATATACGATATCGGCCAGATGAGACTCAAACTTCTCAATCGTTGCAACACGATTTGGCCACAATATGTATTCCTTATCAGGATTTTGTTTAAGGTTGGCAAGCAGCGGTTTAATAGCATTATGTAGTTTCTTTAGCTTCTCTTCGTTTTCAGAAGCAGTACTTGACGCTGAACTTGCTTGTTTTGCGATTTCGAGCTCATTTTCGTTTACAGCTGTAAACCCGAAATCTTCGATGGTCCAAAATTCATCTGACATACTATTCTCCAGAGATTAGCTTATTTTTTGTATTGGTAACTTACAGGCACATCTTCAGGCTTATTGAACCTTTTGACTTCTCTTTTAATTGCATTTAGCTCTTTAATAATTTGATTTAGTTTTTTAATGTCTACGTCGTTACCTGCTGTTTGGCTGTCATAAAACGCAGTCAGCGCCTTTTGAACAGCAAACAACTCGTTACCAATAACATTACCGGGAAGCCGCATAAAAGCCTCTTCTAATGTTTCTCCGTCTAAAACTTCCTTTGATGTTTCCATTAAATCTTTCATATTATTCTCCTGATATTAGTTTAATTTTTTCTCGTTCTGCCCTCAGAACCTTCATTTTGATATTCAGCCGAATTAAATCGTTATCAAGCGCTGCAATATCTTTTTTTAATTTACCGAGTGATGATCCGCACTCGTCTAAAGCTGGGTCAATAGTCTTTGTAACCCACTTCCAAATGTACCAAATAAAGTATCCGCAGAAAATAAGTGCTACAACAGGAAATCCAACCTGTCCGATTACATCTGCCCAATGTGCAAAGTCATGTCCACCCATTAGTTGTCCCTCGCATCCGATTTACCGTCGCTTGCAGCGATCCGTGTTAAGTTAGGTTCAGTCTCAAATGCGCATGATATAAGCGTATCGATCTTTACAATATCGTTATTCATTACTTCCACTTTGTTTTCTAAACCGCCAATTGATTTAGCAACTCCGCGAATTCGTTCTTCTACTTGTGCCAATATAAATTTAAGAATAATAAAAAGAAACCAACCAACACCTAGTGCTACAGTAATCGGAATGCCGACTTCCTGCATAAACTTTAATATATGTCCTGTCATTGTTTGATCCTTTCTTACCTTACTTTAAATGATTCCCAAATTGCTTCGTGCCGAGGGAACATGTGATTCCAAATAGCGTCTCTATTTTTTCCCTCCGGGCGTGAAGTAGAATCCGATGATTGCTCCGAGAGTGGAGATAGCGACAAGCGATATGTGTCCGGTGGTAATTGCAGTGGTTTCGGTGTTTCCATACGGTATGTGTACAAGTCCCCATAAGATGTCAACTGCTTGTTTTTGCTCAGGGGGTGTGAATGTGATGAGTTCAATCGTGGGATAGATCGTACAGATGATTGAGATGATTGCAAAGTTGAGCATGCCGATAAGAGCGATAAGCCGACGAGTCCCGCGAGTAAACTTAGATGTATCTTCATTTGCTTCTCCAAATACTGCTTTCTGAAAGTCGAGATTAGCATTCTGTGCTGCTAGGTCTCGAGCCATTTCCCTTTTTTGTTTTGCTTCTCTGGCGTCGTTCATCGACTGAAAGATGCCACCTACTATTTTTAACATCGACCCCATACCTGTGGCGCCGAGCGTCGATAATAACATTGTCACTAATCCGAACATAAATTAAGGGTGCATTTCGGCGCACCCAGCCGAGTTAGTCTTCCTTACCAAAGACCGCTTTATACTTCTTAGGAAGTTCATCGATCTTTGCATCAATGTCGGCTGCTGCCTCCTGTGCTTCAGCCACTAGTGCGTTTAGCTTCTTGATGTTATTACGGGCTACAAGTGCGCCTGTAATAATACCGATAACCAAACCTACAATAAATGTAACCATTATTTTCTCCTTAGTTGTTATCTACTAAAATTAAATCGAAAGTATACACACTATTTATAGAAAATGTGACGCCCAACAGTACTAGTCTTCTGTAATTTTTTGGCCCAATAAGGATTTACATAGTCGGCGTGATAGTGATCAGCGCCTTTCGCATAGTTGGTTTTTGGTTTAGAACTAGCAATTTTCATTGCCTCATTCCATCTAGGATGTTTAGATGCCTTTGCAATACCATCTTCTACTTTGATACCGTTCCAGCAAGAAAATTGTAATCGACGAAGACACTCGTCAGAGTATTGAGTACCGCGTTTCTTTGCTCGGTTATGAATTACTTCGTATACAGCCTCAAGAGCACCTTTATCATATTCACCACCAGCTTCCATGATCAGTGTTGCAGCAACAACTTCTTGATCAAAATCAGCCTGCACGAAACAAATAAAACCCAACAAAACGAATAGTATAGCTATAATCAACTTTTTCATACATATAATATACCCTATATTACATCAAATGTACACAAAAAAATGCGTATAAATAGGGTTATTATGGCAACAGTTTTGAAGACAGGTTTAATTGTATCGGTAATAACACAGCAATATTCTTCAAACCGGCTCAAAGCAGAATTTAACTATTCCGATTCTTTATTCGCTGACGCAAATGGTGAATACGACAAAATAAACGACGAGCTATATGTAAAGGGGAGATACGCAATCCGTAGAACCCCTTCTTTTTACTATAGTAGCAAACGCCTCGTTTGGGTTCGTAGTAAGCTTTGGCATATAGAGTATAATTATCCGCCTGCAACTATTGCTTCGTTTCCTGGAGGGTGGAGTTTATTCACGAGTAATGATTGGATGGGTGGTTTCTTTGGTACTGGCTATCAAAAAAACGTTTATACGCCTCCGTACAAAACCATTGTTTTCCGCGATGCTCGCACATACGGCAGAGATATTACAAGGTTTGATGGAAAAGCTTTTCCAATTCGATCGATAGAGGAAGCCCGCATTAAAGAAGGAATAAATACCGTCGGAAATTATTCCAATATTGGGTATACATGCAACAAAGTATTGTTTAGACAGGCATTAAGTATTGAATCAGAAGATGCAATAAAAAACGCATCTACTGACGTAACAAGTATTTCTTGGCACAAACTAAATGTTGGTGATACGCCGTATCCAACATCAGCTGCATCTGGTACTATATCAATTACTGACAGATTAGAAACCGACTTTGTTAATTTTGATCCGGATAATCCAATCTATGATACACTATTTACATACGATCGGCTGTCAGATGATGTTGACGTCGACGGAACATTAAATAATCCTCCGGGTAATAATTTCTCCTTAACTTCAACAACAGCTCGCGCATGGGCGCATAATAATACACCGCTAAAATTCTTTCTTAACGAAGAGCGAGTTGACGCTGATGAAACTATAAATCCCGGAGTCAGTAAAGGAACAATTGTAACATATATCCCGCCGCCGCTGCATACCGCCGATACATTAGACATGGATATTAAAGCTCAACTGTATGATGAAATTGGCACTAACGATATGGTATTTAGATCTAATTTTGGTGCTAACGCAGCCGGTGGTGCACTCGGACCAGGGAATTTAGTGCACGGCGGTAACTATTCACCGCAGCACCGAAATAACAGAATACCTAGATGGGCAGATTTTTTGGCAAGGGCGGAAGGCTTTACTCCCGGAGCATATCCGTTCATTGAAGCAGCAATTCCATTTACGACTGATATTGTAAATGGGCAAACAACCCGCGATCCAATTAAACTTTTCCCCGAAGGACATGTTCATGCTGGATTTGCTAAGTTTTCAGGTGATACATTTTTAAGATCTTTAGAACAGGTAGATTATCACGGGAATGGACTAAGCACTGAATTTAGAAATAACCTAAGAGGTTTAGGAATTACTGATCATTATATGGACAAGCGTGAAATAGAAGTAGTATTTGATGCTGGCGGCCATTTAGACATGTCGTACAATAATATATTTCCGTTACCTAATGATAGTCCATATAATAATAGCACAGACTCTTCGCCACAACATCATCCGACTAATTTAAGAGATCCTATAATTCCGTACTGGGTTAGGGTAGGAGCCGCATGCGCAAATCCTGATGAAAGTGAGAACGCCCCCAATTTTCCTAATAGAGCGACGGGATTTTTTAATGGGTACTACAAAAGAATCGCTGATGTAAATTCACAGCCATGCTGGCGATGGACTCGAGCCGATCCTCCGCATAGAGATGATGTTCCGCAAACGAGCGGAGACGGTGCGTTTCATCGAGATTATAGAATAGTGTATGAGCCGACTAGGGATAAGTGGCAAATAAGAGATCATAATCCGGATTTGCACGATAATGATACATTTACCTACGATTGCCCAGCGGAAGACTATCGCGTCGGAGCCGACTATTTAGTTGCCTATGAGTGCAAATCAATTAATTTGCCAAACCGTGCAAAAATACCAATTTTATCAAAATCAAATGCCGGACAAAAACAAGCAAGCCGTAGATATAACACTAAGTCAATCGGAAGAGGGCGACCGAAAAGTGTATCATGGAATCAAAATACATCTTACTGCGGCATT